TCGTAACAGCACTTAATGCTCCGCCTGTTAAGGTAGCTGTTCCGTCTGTTACTGTTCCGCCAGTTATTGTATTCGTAGCAGTCATACTAGATGCCGCTATAGCGCCTGTGAATGTAACTGTTCCGACAACTTCAATATCGCCAGCAACATCTAAATCGCCAGTAACATAAAAATTAGAACTACAATCAATCCTGTAATTACTCGTATTTCCATACAAATAATTTGTAATATCTGTATACATCCTGCTATTAGTTGGTAGTAGTTTCAACCATTGATCTCTATGTAAAAGACCAGCCGTCGCAATACTAACAAACAGGAAGCTTAAAGTTAAAAAAGCTAAAACAATATTTTTAATTCTCATTACGTTCCCTCCTGTTTTATTATGCTATTACGTTCTTCAATAATTGACCTGCTGCCGCACATACGATTTTCTTATCATAAGCTGTTGCAACTTCTACTTGATCAGCTTCAATATCATCTTCATACCATTTTCTTGTTCTCATTCCTTGGTTTCCACCATAAATATCCCAAGATATAGTGTATCCTAGAGACGGTGTTCTTAAACTTGGCGCACGTGTACCCCAATATAACAACATATATTTGCCCCAAATATCAGTCATTGACGCTGTAATACCTTCTGCTGTTGAGTTATAAACTGCTGTCCCAACAAAAAGAGTATCAACTCCCAATCCTGCTTTTACTTGCTCGACTGTCAATAACGCGCCTTTTGTTGGCTTGTATAGAAACATGTTCGTAAGTTTTGGATGAAGCCTTAATGCTTCAAGTGTTGCACTACTAATAACCGCAGTATTTGGTTTTCTACCAATACGTTTACGAACAAGTTCGCTTGCTGTACTCACTGCAAGAATTGGATCAGATGTACTTGTATTGTTCCATTGATCGCCACCTGAAATAGTTGTCATGTAACTTGCAAAAGTAGTTTCATTGAAAATAGCAGATGCTGTAGCATATTCTTTTCTTAATGCTATCATCTCTGATAATCCCTGTGTAACTTCTATCTGCGGTGTTATAGGCGCATCAGCATTCGCATAATCTTCTTTATCTATCGAATCCTTTAACGCATGTACAATACATGTATAAGAAGCTGTTGTTGCACTCCATGATTTTACTGTGTTTGCGGCTACGCCCTTTGCTTTTATATCGTTCTGTAATCTAAAATGTTCAGACCCGAATATTGTATATAAGTCTGTTTTCTTTTTTACACTTACTACTGGCAAAATCTTGTCAGCAATAAATTCTTCATTCATATATTTAACTGCAATATTTGTTAATACTTTATCTACGTGTATAGTCCCTCTATCAAATCCCATTATATGTTCCTCCTATTTATTTTTTATATACTTAATGTAAAACCTGTAACTAATACTGATATTGCTTGTGTATCGTCTCCATCCTCTAAAGCAATCGCGCCTACCCAAATTTTATCTGTTGTAGTTACAATGCCCTCGCCATTTTCGCCAGATGCAAGTTTATCACCGATCGAAGCTCCGCCCGAGCCGAGTGTTAACTTTGCAATCTGTCCTATTGTTAATACTTCGATAGGCGAATCTGCTACTGCAGGCGTAACTCTAATACCAACAGTAACGCCATTCTCTCCAGCATCGTCAACCTCTAATGCGTCAGTTGCTGTTGTTACAAATTTATAATCAGTCGTTTGTGTTGCATGCGCTATATAATTATGTGAAAAGCCTTTGTGTTCTATTGCCATGTTATTCTCCTTTCATAAATTTTTTATTTATTAAGTTGTGCTTAATGTAAAGCCTGTAACAAGAACAGATATTACTTGAGTATCTAGTCCTGTTTCCAAAGCTATCGCTCCAACCCAATCTTTATCAGCGCTTGCAACAATGCCCTCGCCTGCTGAGCCTGCTTTAAGATAGTTGCCGATTGTTGCTCCGCCAGTTCCTAGCGTAAGCTTCGCAATTTGTCCTATCGTCATAACTTCATTTTCAGTATCCGCTACTGACGGACGTGTTCTAACTCCTAGGGTAACTCCACCTGCACCAGCGTCAGCAATTTCTAAAGGATCAGTTGCTGCTACAACAAATCTATAATTTGCTGTGTCTGCTGCATCCGCTATATAATTATGTGAAAAGCCTTTGTGTTCTATTGCCATGTTATTTTACCTCCGCTTCTGCTTCTGCTAACTCTGGATGTTCGTTTGAAGCTATTTTTAATGCTTCTATATAAGAAACTTTCTCTTTTAGCTCAATCTCTTCTGCAAGAGCATGTAATTTTTCGCTGTTCTTATTTATACCTTCTGTATGTTTAGCATCTTCTTTTTTCTTCACATCTTTTGACTCTTCCTTAAATTTAACCAAGCTAGGCATGCTCTCTAATATCTTTGACACAATCTGTCTAGGATTTAAAGACTCTTTTTCTGAAAACTTAACAATAACCGTATCGTCTAAAGAGTTTAGCAATTCTTTGTAATACTCTTTTTGCGCTGGTATGATTTTCATATTGGCTTCAGTAGAAAAACTAGAGATGATATTTTCAATATCTGCCTTCTTCTTTTCTGACAACGCTAAGTCTTGCTCTTTTTTCAACTTCTCATTCTCTTCTTTTAAAGCAATGTTTTGTTCTTTTGTTGCTTTCTCCTCATTCTCTTTAAGTTGAAGTTGTTCTTTTAATTTCTGTAATTCGTCCATTTTCTTAATTTCCTCCTGTTTTAATTTTTCAGCTTCGAGCGCTTGACGCTTCAACAGCTCTGTATCTTCTATATTTTCAGAGAAATTAATCTCTATAATATCCTCGTTCTCTTCTTCTTTGTAAAATTGCGACCATTGATTTATGCCTTTCCCAACAACTGCTGGAACATCAGCACCTAACAAAGACAATGCTTTTAATATGAAAGGATATTTTTTATTATCAGCGCCATTAATCCAGTTAGGAATTATTTCAACTGAAACACCTTTATACGCTTTAGAATCTATAAATTCTTTTATTGTTTTAGGAATATCTTTAATATTAGCAAAAACATCTTTTCCTTTTTTGTATATACTATTAATCCAGCCAGCCGCAGGATAGCCGTCTGCTTGTAACATCTTCTGTTTATCTGAATGCCCTAACTTCAAAGGCACTTCTCTAACTTCCCTTAATTCATTAAAAGCATTTACGATTTCTTCTAAAATTTTCTCTGTGATTTCAAACCCATTCCATCTCCCAACTGATAATATAAGTTTATCCTTTACTGAATACGTCTCTTTGAATTCTTCTTTGTCTTTTGCCATTTTTAAATCTCCTTTTAACTTGGCTGTCCACCAAACTCTACTGGTTGTTGTACTGCCAATCTTTTATCTAGTTTATATTTATCGCCCTCAAAAATAGGGATAGTAAGCGAACGACAATTATGCACTACTATTCCTTGTGCTATATAAGATTCATCTTCTTTAACTGCTAAATTATAAAGCTTCTCATTAATAATATTTCTTCTTTTAATACTAATAATTCTTGACATAATTAAAATCTCCATGTATAATGTTAATATCCTTTTTAGTGGCGGTACTTATGAAACAAGATGATATAGAATTAATATTTAAAATGTCTTTTAATGACGTAATAAACGAATTACATTTAAAACGTAAGATGTCTATAAACCAATTAAGTAAACTTTCAAAAGTTAGTCGTGATACTTTTATGAGATTATGTAAAAAATATAATTTAAAAACCTTATCACATAAAGAAGCTATAAATTCTTCTCCTTTAAATAAAGGTAAATTCCATTGGGCTTTTGGTAAAAAGCGACCTGCTATAAGTGAAAGAATGAAATTAGATAATCCATCTTTCAATAATTCAAATTTAATTAAAATGGCAATATCAAAATCTATTTTTCTAAAGAAAAATCCTTTACCGCAAGAAAAACTTTTTATGCTTTTTATTGACAAATATAGTGTTGAATATATTTTCCAACATCCCATAAATAGATATGTAATTGATTTTTTTATACCCAAATTAAACCTATGTATAGAAATTGAAAGTGATGATAAGTGGTGTAAAGTTAAACGTAATAGGTGTGCAGTAAAAAAATTATTTCTTGAAAAACTAGGATATAAAGTTTTAAACATATCTAGAAATAAAATATCAGAAAGTTTCATTTTTAATATCCTCCAAACAAATAATATCATCTGATAATTTTAAATCATAAACTTGTATCCAGCCTCTATTTGTTAAAACTGGATGTTCGCCTGTAATATTTATTTTATTTCCGTTTTCTAATATTATCTCAAAATATTCTTTATCTTCAAATTTATTCATAGTATCATAAACTTCTTTATAGTTTCCCTTATGCGTTAAAACTAAATCGCCTATTTTTATATCTTCTATTTTAATATCTCCTTTATTTGTTGATATTAAAGTTCCTTCTAAATTTGCGTTAAAATGATTTGGTGGTGTTATATTATCCCAAATTGGATCATTTGCTTCATAAATACGCCCGTCATACTTAGCGCAAAAATCTGTTGTCCTGTCATCTAATATTGCTGAGTATTGCAAGGCTGGTATAAAATCAGAGACGTTAGGGTCGTTGTAAGATGCTATTCTGCCCATGTTATAAGCATCTGATAGATTAGTTCTAATGACTGTGTTTATTCTGCCTGTTATATCTTGTATTGGCAACATAACACCAGTGCCAGTAGCTTGCATAACCGTATAATTGTCAAAGAATTTTGACATCTCGAACATCATATCGCTTTCAGTCTTGCCATTTCTCAATCCGCTCATTAAAATATCTTTAATACCTTTTTTAATTATTTCTGCTTCTGTGCCAGCAACACTAATCGCTTTAGATGTTAAGTATTCGATTGCCTCTTTTGGAAGTAGCGCGCCTGTTGTATCCATTTCAACAAGATTTATATTCTTCTTAATATCTGTCATTGCTGTTGATTTTCCTGTACTATAATCAATTTTAGCATTCTTTAAGAACGCATTTGCAAGCCTGCGCATATCCGCGTCGTTTATTGAAATATCATTTATACCTGCAAAATTCTTATTCTTTACAATCCCTTTTCGCTTGATCTTCATTAGCATAGTGTTCTGAATATCCTCAATTACAACACCAACATCCTTTGCAAATATTAAAGCAAGACTATCGTAATCGTTTACAATCTCTGTTAAGTTTATTCGCTCCTCATGCTTTGTCATGGTCCTACTATAATTCTTTTCTGCGAACGCTTCAATTGCCGCAATATCCTTATCATCTGGCATCTTATCTTTTGGCAGTTCTTTTGGCTTTCCATTATCTATATCGTCCTTATCATTGTCTGGCTCTTCTTCTTTTTTGCCGAACGGATCATCTGTTACTGGTGTCTTTTTAGGCATTATACCCTCATCACCGTCTTTGCGTTCTGGCAACCCTATTTCGTTACGCAAATAATCTTCATCTTCTTTTGTTTGAATTGCGGCACCTATTTTTACAGCATCTAACCAAATTCTTAATAATTTATCTTTATCTCGAGTGTCTAAGTCTGAAAATACAAATTTAGGGTATTCCGTAACGTTAGCAAAGTTATAATCTATCAACTCTTTTATTATTCGTTCATTATTCAAATCCTCAATATTGACTTGAATATCCTCTAATATCTTATAGAACAAATCAAACTGCTCTTTGCCTAGCGATTGCGAGCCTGTTTCGTGGTCGGTGAAGCCTATCAGCTCTGGAATTAGAAAAGCTCTTGATATCATAGTATTGTGTTTCTTTATCGCTGTCTCATAGGCTATTGCACCGTTTTTTGCTTCCAAAAAAGATACATCAAAAGTATCTGGGTATGTAATAACTGTTTTTGCTGTGAATTTACTTAATATATTTTTAAGTAAACTTCTTTGCTCTGTTGACGTTCCTTGTTTATATTTCCCAACAGTCGTCGGCATTCCATTACGTTCTAAGTATATATTCCAAAACTTAATATCAATATCCTTAGAGAACCAACTACGATATGCGCTCCTAAAATCACTGCGTCCGTATGGATTGCCGAATTTTGGATCATAAGAATAAATCAAAAACTTTTCTTTATCCAAAGACACGTCTCCATTTGGCTGGTGTTGGATTAAGTTATTCAAATTCCCGTAATCGTCAAGGTCAAGCTCAAAAGATTGTGGCGGTCGTGCTTTTAGTGATTGGATACCAATCTTTCCAGCATATTTGCCAGTATTTATGACTTTATATGTTTTCTCACTAATAGAAAATCCGTATTGCAAAGCACTTAACACCCCATGCAAATAATCTTTGAATACTCCCTTAAATCCGTCCGTAAAACAATAATATACAAAATCAGCCTGCTCTTTAGCTTGAGTAGACTCGTCAACTGGTTTTATATCCCAGTTTCTCGAGATAATCATAAGCTTTTTTAGCATGAACGAGGCGCGTACTTGGTCGTCAATCTCCATTTTCTCGTAAATCTCAAGCCCTTTTCTGCTTACGAGTTCGTCTGGATTGTAAGGATTTTTTTGTGAGTCATTATAATAAGATGATTTGTATGTAGCTGTTTCTATATTATATTTAGCAGTGCCTTTCCCTAATACTTCTTCTTTAGCTTTGAATAATTTCAATCTAATTTCTCCAAAAAAAAACTGCCCTCAACCTAGTTCTAAAAACTAAATTAAGGGCAGTTTCTCTGCTACTTATATATATATTTTCTTTACATTCTCATCGCTTCATTGTTACATGTGAAACAATACTATCATCAGTTAAATTGTTGATAGTATTTGAAATTTGTTTTATTTTACCATCTTTTATTAAAATATCAATAGTGCCATATCTTCTGTGTTTTTTAAAATCAACCAACAATTCTTTCAATAAATCATTACCATTTTTCTCGGTTCCTGTCAACATTTAATAATCCCCTAAGCTCTCACGATCTTCGCAATCATCAATATCTTCCTCTACTTCTTTATAATTTATTTCTGTTTCTGTCAATGCAATATTTATTCCGTCTACTACACAATCAACAATATCATCATGCTTTACGTTCGGGAATCCTGCTAACTCTTTCCTCAATGCTTCTATATCTTTTATATTATTATTTATATAAACATTATGCTCTTTTTTGTCAATCCAAGGCATAGCATTATTCGCACGCTCTACTTTATCCTTACCACGCATCAAATATTTCTTATGTTGCTCTTCATCTGGTATATGATAGCCTTTGATGCTAAAACTTTGATTTAACATTATCCCATGTCCTTTATCTTCAATCCAAGTGTATCTATAACCTTGAATAATCTTAGGCTTTAACCATGGATCTATCCAACCCTCAACATCAATCGCTTTTATCTGTTTACGCTTCATGTCAATTAAATATAATATTTTCCTATTATTATTAAAGAATTTAACGCCCCAATATATAAATACTGTAAAGTCATTTTGCTGTTTATCTTTGTATGCTGTATCAGCAGTAACGAACGTATAATCGTAATAAGCTGGCACTTCATCAACAAACTTGAACCAATCTAATTTAAGCAAGTTTCCGCCCTCTGCGGTAGGTATTTGCTGGTATTGCGAATAATATTTGTTAGGTGTCTTGTCTCGTATTTGATTAAGTTCTGTAACAGGGAATCGTTCCGCCCAAAAACTCACGCCATCCTCATCTAATGCTGGGATTGACAGAAAATCAAACTCATCCGGATACATCTCTTTTAAATAACCAGTCAAATCTTCTATGTGTAGCCTTTGCATTATAAGTATAGTAGGTGTTGTTGGAGTTCTGCGTCTTGTGGATAACTTGTTCTCATAGAAGCCTATACAATCAGTACGCGCAAGCTCGTGGCGGATATTCGATGCGTCAATCGGATCATCAATTATAAGTGCGCCACTAAAGCCTTCTACGTTTGGATTGCCTGCGTCAAGTCCTGTTATACTTCCACCCATTACGCCAGCGGTTAAACCAGTTCTATTTATTGACTCATCAAATCCCCAGTTAACCTTTGATTTTTCAGACTTCTTTAATACAGAGTCAAACAATATTATCCAAATTTCATGCTGTACAATATCCTTTGTTTCATTAGATAGTTTGTTTATTAACGTGTCTGAATGTGATACGTATACAAAAGCATTGTTGACATCACGCGCAAAACACCAAGATATAAAATATTCTACAAGTAAACTCTTGCCAGCACCTACAGGCAAGTTTAGCGCAAGACTTCTTTTTGCGTTAGTTTGGAATACAATGCTCTCTAGCTTGTTAATAACTTTTAAATGAAATGGCTTGACTGTCATGTTGCTCTGATTTACTGCCAAAAACATGAATTTAATATACATTTCAAAGCTATTGAGTAATGCAATACGTGTTTTTAATATTTTCTCTGGCGTGTCTAGTGTTTCGAGTAACTCATCATAAGTCATAATTATAATTTCTTTCTTAAAGCGTCTGCGTATTTCTTTACGTCCTTTTTATTAAAATTTATTACTGTGGCTACTAACTTCTCTGGCTCTTTTTCGCCTGCTGTATTCATCATCATATCAATAGCTTGTTTATCACCTTTCAATGCTTCGCGCATTAATGTAAAAAGCAATGCTGTCCTATTAGTCATGTCACTTTCTTTTAGCCCGGGGAATAGTTCTTTTATCTTCTCAATGAGTGGATATACTTTTTTTTCGTTTATTCTAATGCTATTAGTAGGCTTCATTGTAAGTAGTTGTTGCGCCAATGTTTTGAATGTTTTAGCCTGTTTTCTGGCTTTACCGCTTGCCTTGCCGCCTTTCCTGCCGTTTTTCCTAACTTCATCCTTGCTTCGCTTGTTTGCAGGTATCAAATTTTCATGTCCTTTTGCCATTACTTCAAACCTTCCTTATTTCTAGCGTATTATCTAGCTTTTTCAAATTTAATTACATAAAATTCGTCAGTCAAATCTATTTCGGGATATATTTCAATCAACTTATAAAAT